TCTGGGTACGTGATGTTAATGTCTTAGATCTAACTACTCCAGCTGATTTATTAACGTAAGCTAATACTTCATATGGGTTCTGACTTACTGCAGCTCCTGTAATATTAGCTGATTGAGTACCAGCACCAGATACTGATGCACCTGTATCTATATCAGAGTCAGCAGCACCCATTACCCATAGAGTAGTATCAGAGAAAGTCTCTCCAGTAGCTGTTAATGATATAGTAGCTTGACCAGAAGCGTTTGTCTGAGTAGAAAAACGTCTTTGTACTGTAAGTGAGATATCACTTAGTGATTGTGGTCTTGATTTAGGAAGATCAAATAGTAGATTACTACTAGCAGCGTCTTTTAGAACCGCTTTGTTTATCTCTAAGATTAGATTAAAAAAGTCTGTATTGCTAGTACCAATTGATTTAACATCACCAAAGTTTTGACCTGAATTCATTGCAATGTCAAATAGGTATAATCTAAAGTTAGCACCATCTTCTTCTACGTGACGCACTCTAGCTGTACCGATAGTTGATCCACCATGAGTTACAGCAGAGCGTAAGTTCATAACTTGTAGTTCGTTGATATTAGGTATACCTTTATTACCTGTTACGTTAATATAACTACCATAATCTGCAGCAATAACCTGGTTGTTTTCAGATGCAGATGTTCTAGGCTTATCTAATGTAATAACAAAATCGCTAGGATTATGAGCTCTGTAACCATCTACGTATGCTGTACCTGAACTAACAATAAAATCAATCTTTGAGTTGTCTGAATCGTTTGTTTCAAAGCTAAGCTCAAACGGCTTAACAATATAATCACCAGACTCTTCTTTAGTTCTTCTTGCAAGGGTTTTATCTATTTCGTGATAATTATCAATTGCTGATACTTGAGAAGTTACTATACCGTTTCTAACTTTAGCAACTTCAATATAGTTCTCATCAGAGTTGATTTCTGATTGCTCAGCAATAGTAAGTGAGATTCTATAACGATCAGCACCAGGAGATGATAAGTTAGGTGTAGCACCTTGGTTATCAAATAATGAATTATCATCTGTTGCTGTTAATATATCCTGTACAACTTTAAAACCTATACTTGTTGTAGGTGTGTTGGAATACTTAGAAACAATTTTTGACTGCTCTTTAGCAAAGACAAAATGATCTTGAGCAAAGAAATCACCAGCATGCACAGAAACTTTAGCACCCTGTCCAGTAGCTGGATTAGATACAGTGTTAGTAGACTGTACAGTAAGAGTGAAACTTGAACTGGTTAATGTATCACCAGCTGCAACTCTCACAGGAGTAAGCCCACTAGTACCGCTAGATGTGTTAGTGTAGGTGATATACAATGTAGCTGGATCAGACCCTGTAGCTGCTACTACTTCTAATACTTTAAAGGCAATACCACCAGCAGATGTAAACTCTACTCCTACCAAGTCTGTTATAACAGCAGGTAAAGCGTTTGTAGTAGTGTCTAGCTTAACAAACTCATATTGAGTGTTTAATGTTATGCCACCTGGATTAACTGCAGCGCCTTCTTTAAATATATGATTACCTAGTCTCGCTAGCTCTCTTTGCATAATTGTTTGCAGTTGAGTAAGCTCTCTAGCTTGTAGTGCACGACCACTATTGAACAACACTCTATGGAAGTTGTCGCTGTCTTTAAAGTCATCCCTATAAGTAGATGAGAATATTTCTGAAGTAAACGCTTTTGTCATACTAGTCTTCCATTAAAGTTGGATAATAATTTTTATATCTTCTGTTTGATCTGCTGATCTTTGTATTGCTGCTCTATTATCTATATACATTATTTCACCTGAAGATGGATCAACATCTCCATTAACATATGCATAAGCGTCACCATCATCTCCAAATGATTCTAGAATACCAGCTCCAGAACCATTCGTTTCTGATATTGTTTCACCTTCAGTGAATGCTGTAAATTGAGTATCTGAGTCTTGAATATACCATACAGTGTCTGAGTCTGATTTAACAACATAAGCTTTTGCTCCAGATGTAACTCCGAGCAAAGTCTTATCTGTAGAGAACCCTGAAGTGATATCAGCAAATTCCATACGTCTTAGAGCATTACCTGTAACTCCAGTATAAAGAGCATCAGAGTCTGGCAATTCTATATTCTTAATAAGAGACACTTGTCTAAAGTCATTATTAACAACCCAGTTAGATCCTTCTGCACCAGCTGGTTTAGCTGTAAACATCATTGCAGTTGCTTTAAGATCATCTCTTGGATCAGCACCAAATCCTGCTGCTGGACCTATAACAGGTCTACCTTTAGCTCCTGTACCAGAACCACCTGTGAATTCAATATGAGCATAAGAGTATGCAGAACCGTGAGCTTTTTGTCCATCAGAATCCTTCACTACAATCTTAGTTACTGCACCGCCATTAATAGTTGCAGACGCCTTTGCTTCTGTACCATTACCTACTACGGTTACGATAGGAGCAGTTGTATAACCTGAACCACCATTAATAACTTGATAACTTGTAATTTGCCCAGCAACTGCAGCGTTTTGAATACCTACTTGTTCAACATGATCAGCAGCATCATCTGAATCAAATGTACCAAACTTAGTTACAGGCATAAAGTTAGCTGATAAGAATTGTGATGCTCTCAAAGCACCAACTGAGTATAAGAACTTCCACACATAACCATCAGCCGTTTCAAAAGATGTAGTTAATGTACCAGTAGGTTTAACTGTAGATGTAACTGATTGACCAGTAGCAGCTTTACCACCTTCTAAGCAAACATAAATGTTATTTTCATCTGTAATAACATAGAAGCTGTTTGTAGGATGTCCTACAGAGTTATCATTATAGCCTTGATATATTGCTCCTAAAGACCAGCTGTATCTAGGGATAACAAAAGAATGAGCTTCAATATTTTTAACAGATGTCATATTGTATTGAGCATCTCGAATAGTTCTAACAGTGTTAGTTGGGGTAGGTGCAGCATCATCACTGTCCCAATCAACAGGTCTTCCTACACTAACATAATAATTGTTAGCGGCACTATCAATATCCTCTTGAAGGTTTAAAAGAATCTCTTTTTTGAATCTATCTGTAATAATTGCTGGCATTTTATATCTCTTATGTTATGCTACGTATACTAGTGCTGCTGCGTCACTAGAAGCGTATGTTTTCTCTGACATTAATAACCACCCATCTGTGTTATCAATCCATACACATTTTACTAAAGCGTTAGCTCTAAGATGTAGTGTAGTTCCATTTTGGAAAGTAGCAGGAGTAATAGTTACCTCTCCTGTACCTATATTAGCTAGTGTTTTTGTTTCACCAATCTGTGTACCGTTAGCTAGAGTACAGTTGATAGCTCCACCAGCTTCAAATATAGTAAGTGCTTTACTTGGACTTATAGCTGCATCATCATCAATTGTTTCAGGTACATATCTAATACCTGACTGAACATGAATAAGACCATTACCTGTTCCTGATAATCCTAAACCTACATTTGTATCTGTACCTGTACCGGCTACTTGAGGTACACCATTTGTTGCTGCGTTACTGATTTGAATTTCATTAACAGCAGATACAGTAGGAGCTAGTTTAATTATTTCTGCTGTATTAGCATCATTAATAGCTGTAGTAATATTAGGAGAAGAAATGGTAGGTGTTGTTAAAGTTTTATTAGTTAATGTCTGAGTATGAGCATTAAATGTAAACTCATCGTTTGTTGTAAGTAATGGTAATGTTATAGTTCTATCTGCAGCCAGTTCACCTACTGCAAACACGTATTGATGATCTGAACTGGTATCATTAATTTGAGGTAATGTTAATACTGGATCTACTAATGTTTTATTAGCCAATGTTTGAGTGCCACCTACTAAAGCAACTGTACCACTTGTATCTGGTAGCATGATTGTTGTTTTAGATGAGCCTTCTATCATACCGAGTACTGTATTATGAGTCAACCCATAGTAAACTACTCCACTATCTGCAAGAGAAAGTTTATTCGTTACTTGAGCACTATCGCCACCTAGAAGCTGGTATAGCTCTCCAAAGTTATCATTTATCTTTCCGGCAGCGATCCTGAGTGTATCACCTGTACCATCATTGGCTAAAGTGCCTTTATTAATGTTTTGTCTTGCCATTGCTAAATCCGTATCTGTGGTTAGTTTTATTTATAATGGTTATTATGCTGAATCTGAATCATAGTAGGTATATTTAACTTCATCCATAGTATCGAATACTGAACGATCTTGGCTGAATCTCTGAACTCTACCATCTGTACCAGCAGAATCTTCATCAAGTGTTGGGCTAGTAGTACTAATAAGCTCTCTAATAGTATCGTAGTTGTGATCGATTTCTGCAAGTGAGATATCTTGAATAGCTTCGATTGCTTCTGGTAGACCTATTCTTAGTTTACCATAAGTTCCTCTACCATCTGAATCTACTTCACCTGTAATATCTGTAGACTGTAAAGCAGTTCCAAGAGAAGCTTCACCTTGTACAACTGGGTTAAAGGATATACCTTCAAAGTCTGGCATTATACCTAACTGCAAAGAAGCAGCAGCTTCTAGAAGGACTTGTCCTCCAAAGTACATCCCAGCTGGATGTACAAATAATTTGTAAGCCTCTTTCCATTGAGATACAGGAATATCTGCTTTAATTAAAATAGCAAACACCTGATATAGTTTATCATCAGTTAAGAACTTCTGTGACTCAGGACCAATACGTGATGTATCTTCCCCTATCATAAACCTGTCTTCTTTTGTATATCTCACATCTGGAGTTACACCAAAGAACGTTCTAAAGAACTGTTGTATAGAGTATAGAGTCCCTTTGGATCTATAGAGATTGTTTGAGTATTTTGCTGCAGCTCTTTTATTATTAAATCCTTCAAAGTAAGATTGACCTAGAAGTAGCTCATCCTCTATAAAAGATAGTAAAGATAAATCATTTGCTGTAATGTCTCTGGATGTAATTACATCATGTACTAGTCTAGCTGGAGACTGATCAGAGTCTTCGAATTGATTATACGCTTCAAGTAGCTTGATTAGTTTAGGATAATCAGCTTTAAAATAATCTGGCAGAACTTGATCTACTAGATGATGATCAGTAAACCTATAGTCTCTACGTAGGTTATCTTTTAGTGTATAATCTCTAGGCATTTTATACTGACTCTACTGTAACTGCTGATGCAAAGGATGGATCTTCATCGAACTGCAGAATGTCTTCTCTCTGAGGTGCTATAGCACTTTGATTAGCTGGCACTGCTTTTATTTTGATATAATTTACACCACCTATAATACTAGAAGGTTTTAATCCAACTAATGATATAACTCCACTAGCAGGATCAAAGCTACCTACATTATCTACAATAACTGTATCACCGTCCAATGTAACAACTTGTAGTTTATTACTGCTTAGCTTATTTCTTATTTTAGCTGATTTATTATTAATATTAAAAGCAGAACTGTCTATAATAAAATCTTTATCATCTGCAGCTTGAATAGAAGTAGGGAATCTTAAATCAAAATCATTCTGAGCATCTAAACGAGGTATAATTCGTTGTTGCATTTTTACTTCCATTCGAGAAGAAAGCACAGCTGGAGATACATCATCAACTAATGACAGAATGTTAGAGCGTCTAAACGCTTGACTGAACTTACCAGTATTAACACTGAAATACTCTCTTATTATTGTATTAACAGAGTCTGTAACGCTATTTAATGATAGTGTAGTAAGTTTAGGATTAAACTGGAAGAAAGTATTTGTTTCTATAAAAGTGGTTACTGGATCTAAATATCTTAGCTTGAAAGATACAACAGCTAATTGATCTACTAGATCTTGTATACTATTCTTAGTTGATGTCTTAGTAGCGTCTGTAACATCATCTTCAAAAACAATAGACATATACACAGCACCAAACTCAGGTTTAAGTGCATTCTCTCCTCCAAATGATTTAATATCTTTAATAAGAGTAGAAAAGTTTCTTAACACTAATGATGAGTAGTCATCTGCAGTAACCATTCTATTTTGTGTAGCATACTGAAAAGGAGCATTAGTTCTGATAGATTGCTCTGATTCTTTTACATCACCGCCAATAGAGTTAGTAACTGTCTGAGCTATTATGGTATACCCTGTACCTCCAACATTAACTTGAGATATAGGAGTAAATAAAGCTCCGTCATTAGCTATTGGACCGGATACAGAAAGATAATCAACTTCTATTTTATATCCAGCTTTTGGAGTAATACCAAAGGTGACTCCGTCTCCAAATGATAATTCAAAGAACTCATTAGGAGACTCTTTTAAAATATAAAGAGCTGTCTGAGCGTTAATAAGAGTTGCTTTCTTAATATTTTGATATGTAGTAAATGCTACTGATGTAGGTGATTCATATACTCTAATTATAGCAGTATCAATGTCCATATTTTTATCAGGTATAATATATAACGCATCTTGAGATATAGCATCAGCAATAAATGTTTTTGTTTTCTGTACCCCTTCAAATATTTCTATAGAAGCAGAACCTGAAATATTTTTAAATTGATATATACCGGAACCATCATCCGTTGCAGTTACTGTTTCTCTTGTTGAAAAGTTATATGTAATATCATCAATAGAACTCTCAAATGCAACTCCAGGAGCTAAAGATACAGTAGAAGGTCTTTCTGCAAGCCCGCTAAGGTCTACTGAAAAGTTAACTGTTGCTCTAGATGCTGTTCTTGATTTTGGAATATAACCAATACCTTCGGCTAACGACACGAGAGAGCTTCTCAGCTGCGCAGTCCCAAGGAATGACTCGTTCAAAGCGAAGTTAGCGATAAGTCCATTG